CGATAGATGGACGAATCACCAACCCAGTCAAAGGATCTAAAACAGGGGCAATCCATTCCTCGACTTTCAGAACCATATCGACGGAAGTCATCATACTTAAGCTCTTATTCAATCCCCGAACTTTTGTCAGATCACGCTCTCGATACGTGGGAGTGATAATAATAGCCCGAGTGACCTTCTTTCGGTCGACACCAAAAGGACCACCGAACTCTGGGAAAACCAGGTGACTCGGAATAATGTCCACCCGCGGGTAAGGATCTTCCAGTGGGTCAGACCTTTCCCATGAGACTCGAGCGAAAACATCTCCAGTAACCCCACCTTGTTGACCGGCTTCGAGACACCAGAGAGCCTTATTGTTCTTCCGCCATGCCTCTTCCAGAGCTGCTCGGATAAACTCCCTATCCTCAGTCTCGTTTTCTTGTGTTTCTGGATTGTCAGGTATTACAACATCAAAACCTTTTCCAAAGGTAAAGTCAGAATGCAAGTCCACAATCTTACGGGCATAATTCATCGTGATAACTGGATCTCCAACATCACGAAGGTATGACCAATGGCGGCCTAGATAATACAGCCAGCACTGCCGATAGAATGTCATTCTTCGAGAGTGCGTTCTATTTACATCATCTTGAAAGAAAACTTCAAAAGCATCAGACAAAGCGACTGTAACATTTGGAGTTGGGTTAGCATAGGCCATTATACAGTCTCCTCTTGTGCGTTATTCTGTAACTTTTTAGGTATCGACGCGCTTGGTTCCTTACTCTCTATCTTACCATAGTTCCGTATTGTAACGTCTAATCCAGTCGCTTCCCTAAAAGCAGTTCTGTACATATCTGCTCTTTGTTCCTCTGGGGAAGGAGACTTCTTCAACTCATTAAACAACTTTAAGGACTCGGAAATTTTTTTCTTTGTTTCCGGTGATACTACTTTTGGCATCAGTCCCACCTTCCGTTATGCCCTGGTCTTGGTGGCCTTCGTGGCAACTTAGGTTCCATAACATTCTTATAGAAAGCCCCTACCTTCTGGAGAGCTTCCGCCCTTGCCCATCGAGCAGCTCTTCCAAGGAAAGGATTTTCAACCTCTTCAATTTCCATAGTTCCTTGAACATTTACGGCCCAGCACAGGAGCATAGCTGAGTCTGGGTAGTCGTCATAACAATTGTCTCCCTCTTTAGGCTTATGAACGACCATAGTTTGGCCACGCCATTCTTTTTCTAAATCGTGCATCTGATTTACAAACTTCTGCCATTTCAGTAGACGAGTAGCCCTACCGCCCGCTGGAAAGGTAAATCTCTTCGCAGAAAGTTCTTGAGAGAACACCTTATAGCCGATATCCTTGGAAGAAGCTGTAAAGATGAAAGGCTCTACGTGGACATTGAAGGGGTCTAAATCCGCGGCGAGTCGAGAGTACACAGGATCGCCCTTACCAGTTGCATCGATAACAACCTGACTGAGCCGATAATTTTTCAAAAAAGCTAGTATTTGAGGATGTTGAGCCTCATGATCGTCACCGTACAGCTCAAGCCAGTTCAAAATATGAATAGGGTATCTATCTGAATCACCGACTCTAACTGGAGCTTCTAAAAAAGCTTTCCCAACAGTAACAACCGTTGAATTAGCCCGTCCAACGTCAATTGCCGCAAAGATTCCCTCAGAAGTAACCTCATAGGAAACTACGTTTGGAGACCGCGTAAAGTTAATTTTCCTCCTACCTCTTCCCTTGCCAACCTCTATAAAGAGATCCGCATCATTTGTTTTAATGCCGCATTCATCGAACAGTTCCGGGTTTACAAACATTCCCCGGTCAAGCAACCAATGCAGTCTATACTTCATTCTAAAGTCATCAGAATCCTCTCCAAGACGCTCTTTTTCCTTCTCTATGTACTTCCTGTATCTAGGATTGTACTTCTGACCAACTGTATAGTCGTACTCATAATGACGTCTAAACTTAGACCTTACAGAGCCATCACTTACGTCATTGCGTTTATTTCGCCTACAAGCATCATAAAAATCTGAACGAACTCTATTGCAGGTACCGATTTTTACCAGCGTTCCAGCAGTAGCAGCAGCCATGGGATGTATTGACGAGCGAATTTTGCCCGAAGAAATATCTTGTGTCTCTTCAAGAAGGATCAAATGATAGGTCTTACCTTCAATGTTCGACTGGGGAGAAGCTGTTCCACAATCCACAAAAGACCCGTTAGGAAGGACCATATTTTCTTTTAATTCTGTTAAATCAATGTTGACATCTGGGTCAAGAAGGGCAGTTTTTGACTCCGTAGAGTACATCCTAACCTTCATGCGACTCCAGAGAATTCCAGCCTGCTCGTAGTTCGGAGCATAAATTCCGATCCAAACACCGCGGCTGAACTTACTGATTCGAGGGTCGTTCGTTAAGTTCTTTGCTAGGATAGGGAGTAACACCATCAAGCCGCATACAGTCACGGCAACAGTTTCTGTATTGTGCGTTACGGTACAATCCCCAAGCAAGAACCGCTTATTCCCATCTAAAACGAATCCATAGTACCGCCCGACACCTTCTGGTTTAACTGTAAACCCGTATGACAACGGATTCTCTCGCAGCCGACGTTTAGCGTACTGTTTTCTAGGAATCCGCGTAGGTATTCTCCACAGCTCTCCATAAAACCATACCCGCCAATATGTAGTATCTCCGACTAGCTTAGGATGTATCCCAGCTCTAAAACCTAAAGACCTGCACAACCATTGGAGATCCTCTGCTAGACCCTTCAACTTAAACGTAACTTCACAACTGCTTTGCTGAGTACAGCACGTCGGTTTCGACCCATCGCTGTCAATTATGCCAGCCAACAACTTCAATCGAATGTCAACAGAATTAGCCTTTATCTCATGCGGTATATGCTTATTGCATACCCCTGACAATCCTCTGGATAGCAAATACTCCCTTAAAATATTCTTTTTACCTCTTGAAGGATTTCTGTGCGTAATGGCGTATGTATCTGATTTGTTATCGTTTAAATACGTAGAAACAGACATCTCCAACGAAGCTGCGTACTCTTTAAGATAGGAAACTACTTCTTTATCAGCCGTTGTTATAGCAACATCATGGCTACTTCCATCTCCAAGCCAAAGACCCAACCAATAAGGATCGACCTCAAGCTTAAATTCTTCAAAAGCAACTGGAACTTTGTATCCACTATAAACAGATGATGGATTTTGCATCCCAAGAATTTTTTTCAATGGAATGTCAACTATCCCTTTTCTTCTATCAATCAAAGAAAGAATATGTTCTTTATTCACTATATATGGCTCATGATAGCCATTATTAGGATTTATCGAAAACAGTTCAGATTCTCCAACTACAGTAGAAATAACCGTCCTTGGAGTCGAGTCATCCCCCATAAGCAAATCACCCTCTCTGACTTGTTCAACAGGTTTAATAGTCCCATCGAACATCAGAACTGGTGTGCCTTCTCCCAGGCATTTTCCCATCTGTCTAGCAAAGAGAGCCGTAACCTCTTCTGCATCTTCAGAAAGAAGTGAGTAGATAATTCTCCACCCAAATTCAGCTTCATAGGGGTACAGGTTTACTCCCGTCATATCCTGGGAGTACGCCATTATCATATCGGCAAGCTTAGAGAGTTCCTCCTTAGTTAACTCCCTTTTTGGTATGCTCGATAACTCATTGACTACCTGGTCCTCTAATTGCTTGATCTCGTCCTGTGTCTTTGGCATGTCGGTTTTCATGCCAAGACTTTAACATAATTATGGCAATAAAAAACCCCTGGAGTCAGAGGATACTCCAGGGGCTACCGAAAAGGAGCTTTGCGGACACTAGCGGGCAACCGAGAAGTCACATGACCCGCTAACTCTGTACTACCGTCCAGAATCCGTCAATTTTTCTGACATAGTCTTCGATTTGTTTTTTTGAATACCCAAGAACTTTAGCGTACTCAACAGCATCTTTCCTCACACTAAACTGTTGATTTTCTTTACTTTCCTCGGGCACCTCTGGGGTGATTTCAGATTCCTCCGCAGGGAAAAATTGAAAGGTCTCCTGTCGAGGGTCCATCATGTTGAATCCACCAGTTGGTGTTTCACACTCAATCTTTGCCCGCGGTTTTGGTTCTCGTTTTACCTTCTCTACTTCAGGTTCGAGCTCCATAGGAATGATCTCGGACACGCCTTTAACGTTATCCTTATCTAGAAAGGCCACCTTACCCCTAGAGAGAATTGCGATTGTAGACTCAAATCTCTTCTGTTGCGTGGTCCAAGTCCACACAGAGCTGCCATCAGGAAACTCCGCAAACTTCTCCCTTTCTGGACAGCCTTCGAGATACTTCACGAACACAACTCCGATTGGCGGCTCCATCTCTCGAAATCGCTTCACGACAACTTCATTGTTGAAAGGATTTACGACAGCATAGAGCCGAAAAGCTGAAGAGGTATCCTTCTTCTTCCTTTCTTTCTTTTCTACTTGTTCTTGCATGGGTTGTTCTTGCGTGGTGTCTTGATTCTGTATCTCTTCCATATCTAGTTTCCTTTCTCGCATGTATGCGAGTTCAACCGCCTATATAAATAGTAATTAGTTACTTAAAGGCTGGCAATACAATAAAGTAATCCGTTATTGATTACTTTAAAGGTATCTCTGTCTTTGTTGTTCGTGGTTAATCGAGGGCTTTTCTAAAAATCTCAACCATCTGTTTTACTACGTGCTTAACATCAAACTGTCTAATTGTATCTAAATTAAAAGGTTCTTTCTTAGCTAAGAAATGGCAGACCATTCTAAAAGCTTCTTCTACATTATATGGAGTGTACCTGCATTCCTTGGGAAGGTACTCAGTAAAAGGGTCAATGTCAGGAACAACTGGATAGGCTCCTGCCATAACTCCTTCGACGATTGACGTGTTTAAA